ATCTATGTATGTAAAAAAGGTATCTGTAAAAATAATGTTTTCAAATTGAGTCTCTTTTTCTTCATTTTCAAAGGGCTTACCTTTCATATGAAAAAAATAGGTTTCAATAATGGATTCTAGTTTTATTGTTTGAATCGTTTCTTTTGAACATTCATCATCCCAGTCTATATCTAAGAAATTTGTTGGGAGCTCATGAAGAGGGTTGTCAACATCAATTAATGCATACGATGTATTTTTATTTATTACTTTAACGTCAACTTGTAGAAGCTCCTTTACTTGATTTGCAATTTCAAAAACAGCATCTTTAATTACACTAAAGTTTTGTGTGTCGGATTGTTCTCTAAGAGCTAACTTAGTTTCTTCTAGTTCAATTTTTTGTAACTCAAGAGCAGACCTAGAGTCTTTCCATGTTCTATAAAGTAAGAGTATCGATACGAACAATAAAATCGGTGAAAAAACATTGTTGAAATATGAAGCCGTGGCAACCCAATTCTCAATAGGGGTATTTAAATTAAAACTAAATGTGTTAAAAAACTCATATACAAAAAAAGCACAACCAAATATTGCTATAAAAATAGAGTAAATTGCAGGGTTTCTATTTGACTGTTTCAAAATATTTGTTGCTGTTTCTTTAAGGTTTTTACTCATGAACATTCCCTCGCTTTAAAACTCCTTTTTACACCAATCTCAACCACTTAACAACTAAGCTGCACCGCGCACCGCGCGAATAATCGAACCATTCTCTTGAATGTTAGCCACCACAACACCTATAACTTGGCGTGCTATGTCTTGGCCTACCGTGTTGGCTGTTTGCTCATCCGTGCCACCTTGCACGGTAATTTGGTTGGTTATATGGATATTTACACCACTGTTACCAGTATCATTTGCCGCGCCGCCTGCGTTGTAACGCCTAGCCATTTGGCTAATTTCTGTATTTTGTTTCGGGCTTAATACACGCTCACCACGTTGTAATACATAGGTAGATTCATTTGGCACATAATCTAAACCACCATGCGCAATACCTGCTGGTTGTTGGTTTTTAATTTGCCTCACTTGCTGCATACCTAAACCAACGGCCGCAGCTGCTGCAACACCGCCTAAAATAGGGCCTACAATAGGAATGCCGGCTAATGAGTTAAATGCAGCGGTAGCACTTTGGTAAGTATTTATAATCGCTTGAGCAATAGCAAACGCCTTGTAGGCTTTAAACGCGGTTTTGCTTTGATTCGCCATCGTTTTAAACGTAGCAGCACCTAAGCCCACAATCGCATTAGCCTTGTCGGTTTCGGTTTGTTTCTCAAAGTTAGCAAAAGCCACAATGTTACTTTGTAGTGCTCCCGCATAACGGTTTTTTATTTGAAATAACCGTTCCTGGTGCGCGGCTTCGCTGGCCTCCCGTTGGCTATAATAGCCATCAGCAGAGTTTAGTTCTGTTTGGCGCTCTAAATCACGTAGCTGATTATCAGTGTTATATGCAAGCTCGCCCGCATCATCATTAGCAGCAAGGCCAAGTTGCGAACGCCGTTTTGCATCAACGCGTGCTTGTTGGCGAGCTTGTTCAACACTCAATTCATTATTGTAAGCGGCCAGCGCTTCGCGCCCAGCAAAGCCTTTAATTACAGCAATACGGTTTTCTAAGTCAGCTTGTAAATCGTTTTTGCGTTTTTCTTCAGCTTGGTTTTGTATCCGTGTTTTTTCAGTTTCACGCTTTTGTGCAATGGTTTTTAGGTCTTCGCCATATTTAACATCAAGCTGTTTTAAAATGGCGTCGTACTTAACTTTATTCGCAGCATCGTTTTCACGCGCAACAATCACCATTTGCTTACGTTTTTCATAGCTATCTTTTAAGCGGGCTTCTTCCCCCATTAAGCTTACTTCTAAACGCTTAATGTTATCGGGCAGGGCACTCAATGCATTTTTTGACGCATCTGCCACTTTTTGCCAGGGCAGTTTTTCTAGGTTCTGCTCAAAATTAGCAATTGTACGGGTGCTATTCATTATCTCTGCACGCAATGTGCTTTGTTTATTAATGTAGCTTTGTAGTTCATTTATCTGACGACGATACCCTCCCTTAGTCCGCTCATCTGATGAGTTTTTTTCACGGGCTTTCAATTTACTCAGTTGTGCATAAGCATTATTGATATTACGTGTGTAAACAGCCATTTTATTAGATGCCGTATTTAACTGTACACCCGCACTGGTGTTATTTAGCGAGTCAAAAGCATCACTTAAATCATAAATATACGTTTTTAGTTCTTTGGCTGTTTTACTCGCGTCATCCCCTTGGCTTGCAAAATAAGCAAGTGCAAGCCCAGCAGTTACAACCAAACCAATGGGGCCGCCTAACAAGCCCATTGCAACATTTAATCCTCTACTCGCAATGGTTGCTCTTCCTGCAGCTGCAGTATAAATATTTGTAGCAGTGGTAGCAGCTGCTTGAGTTGCTGTATAGCGAGTATTCGCAGCAGCCAAGCGGGCAACTGCGGCAGTTCGTAAATTGGTGGTATTAGCCACCGCAAGTGTGTGCTGTGCATACGCTTTCATTTGTGCAGCGCGTTGCAGCTCTAACACTGCATTAGCTTGGTTTTGTTTTGCCAGAGCGGCATCGGCAACTAAAACACGGCTTTTAGCGGCAACATTAGCAACATAACCTTTAGCGCTTGCGGCTAACCCCGCCACTAAATGCCCCGTTAATACCGTGGCTAATGCACCAGTGGCAATCACTAAGCTATCAACAACGTCTTCATTCTCACGCAAGTAGCCCATCGTGTCGGTAATTGAGTCAACCACACTGGTAACAGCAAAGTTTACTGGCTCTTCATATTTGCGTATTAAACGTTGGTACTCATTCCCCATTTCTGCAAAGCTGGCGTTAATTTTACCTTCTGTGGCCTCAGCAGCACCGGCATAATCGCCCAGTGCCTTAATAAGGTAGTTTTTAAACATCTGGCTGGTTACTTGGCCATCGTTAACCATCTGCCTAAAACCACCGGCTGCCTTACCAGCAGCTTTATCGAGTTTTTGTAAAAGCCCTGGCATGGGTTCGGTTACTTGGTTTAACTCTTCAGCGCGTAAAACGCCGGCAGTCATACCTTGGGTCATACCAAACAAGCTTTGCCCAAGCTGCACATTACTGGCACCTGTTTTAGCTGCGGCGTTAGCCATGCCCTCTAAAATAGCTTTACCTTGGGTTTGGGTAACAACGCCCACTTCTTGTAGGGTTAAAATTTTACTGTAAGAGTCAGCAAGGGTGGTGTAACCGGTATTTAACCGGTCTGATGTGGCAAATAGGTATTCTTGTACTTTGGCGTAGTTTTGCGCTGAGCCAGTTAGCCCTTTAAGGCGGGTATCAAGTAGCTGTGCAGCCCCCGTATCACGCACAAACATTGTGGCGGTGCCAATACCTACCAAAGTAGTGAGCGTAGCCCCAATTTGCCCGTAAGCGCTATTCATCAACCCCAATTGGCGCGTCATTGCGCCTTGCTGTTGCATTATATGTGCTTGGCTGGCACCTAACTGCTGGTTAGCGGCCATTTGGCGTTGCACCGCTTGTTGAATACGGTTTAATTCAGTTACGTTTTGGCGTGCACCGGTTGTAACAGCTCTACCGTCATAACTTAAGCGTAACGCCAAATTCAAGTTGTTGCTCATCGGGTCGCCTTATTAAACCAATAATGGTGCGCTCAAGGGTTTGCAGTTTTGCAAAATCATCAGGGTTAAGAGTTATATTTGCATAGCGCCAGGCTATATCAGCCCTGGCATAATCAAGGGCAATTTCAACGCCTTCATTATCCCGCTGCCACTGACTACTGGCGGTGGTGAGTGCCACCACCGCCGTGTGATTTTGAGGCAATACAAACAATGTACCTTCTTTGTTAGGCACATCCTGTTTAGGTGCGCCAAAGTGGGCTTCGTCGTCATCCAACGTTTTACTGGCTGCTGCTAGGTCGCCCAAAAACCACCTAGCAACATCGGCTAGTTTTTTTCAGTGATACGGTACTGGGCGTTAATGCACTCAACACTTAATCGGGCAGTTAGGCCGCTGTACGCCAACATTTCTTCAAGGGTGCTTTTATCAAAGGGTACGTCTTTACCGTCATCAAAAAAGTCACCCCAGCTTACTAACAGCTCACGTACTATCTCGCCATCATTAGCACCTTGCTTTTCAGTCAGTGTTTTAAGCTCATTTTCAGGTACTAGCTTAATTTTTGCCGTAAACTTAAAAATAACCCCACCAAACTCAAAGTTGAGCGGGGCGCTTATAACGGCACTTTTTAACTGATTTAATAATTTTAATTTCATTGCGTGTTTTCCTAATTTAGCAGTCGTAATTTGTTATTTATGGGTGACTAACTTACTCAAACACTATCGTCAGTTCGTCATACCCTGCGCCGCTGGGTACTAGCTTGCCGTCAAACTCATAACCAGTTAATTCTGAGTCAAGGCTGGTGTACTTAGGCCAAGGCATTTGGTAGCGGCCAATAATAGTGACTTTTTTACCTGCGGCGGTGCCGTGGGTAAATTCAAACATGTGTACTTTGCCAACATCGTCAAACGGGTTAAAGGTTGCCAGTTCTTCTGCGGTTAACGTAAAGTTAGCGCTGCTTTCATGGCCCGTTATCATTATTTCTTCATGATTAATGGCGCGGTCAAATACCACGTTATTACCTAAATCAACGGTAAGTTTATGTAGCGTGCGTTTAACATCGTTAAGCTTAAAGTCACTGCTATTACTCACGCCAAGTACTTCAGGGCGTACCCAACGATCCCAATTAACAGCAGGGGCGGCGTTACTTGCAACCGGTGCACTAAACAACCCTTTAAACTGCCAGTTAAGCATGGGTTTGCCTTTTTCAAGCGCAAAGCTCACATTGCCTTTCATTTCACTAATGTTGTGGGTGTTTTTACCAAATCGCACTTTACACGTAACCGCTACAGCCGCGCCTTTGGTAAACGTAACGCTTGAGGCATCAGCCACTTGCACCATGCCACAAGCAAGTAAAAGCGGCGCAAAGGCAGGCTCATTACCTACCGTGCCACTCATCGCAAGCGGGGTTTTAAAGTTAAGGCTTATGTGCTCACCGTAAAACGTTTCAAGGCTGGCACCGCTGTAGCTGGTTTCTAGCTCGTCTTTTTCGCTTTCACTTTCAAGTGACAGCTCAACCTCGCTGGCATAAATAGCGTGTAGGCCCGTTAAGGTTGTGCCCAGGGCATCAGCTAAAATGAGTTTGTCTTTAAATCGCCAACTGCTCATGCGCTTTGCTCCACTTTAATTAGCTCACCACTTTTTAAGTTAAAAGCGCCAGCTATCTCGTCTCTGTTCCCTTTGGTACTTGCAAGCACCTGGTTAACGTTTTGGGCAATCGTCATCGCGTGGGACTTTTTAGGAGCTGTATAAGCCTGCTTTTGCTCAGCGGGTTCTGTAGATTGCGATTCAGTCTGTTTGCTCATGGCATCACCTTCACAGTTACGGTATGTAGGCCAGTTACACTAAACTGGCACTGGTAAATTAGGTTGTTGGTTTTTTTGTTAAGCTCAATAGTGCGGCCCTTATCAAGCTTTATTGGGTCCCACCCAGGGTATTGGCATCCTGCAATAGCGGCTTTTACATCACCGCGCAATTGCTTTACTTGTGCATCACTGTGCGCATTTCCCGCAGCACAAGGGATCACAATCATCACCGCAAACACGTCTTTAACTTGGTATTCGTCAAGGCCGTGTACTTCATTGGTGTTAGTGTTGTCATCGGCCAATGGCAATACAAACAGCTGCGCGCTGTGTACAGCATGTTCACGCACATGGTTAAAATCGCTCGCAAACCCCACCGAAGCGTCAAAAACAGTGCTACTTAGCAGGGTTTCTATGTTGTTTAAATCAAAGTTAAATGCCATTTAAATGCTCTTTAAATTAACCAGTCAGTGATGATGTCGTTAATCTCACTTTCTTGCACAGCGGCAATACCCAGTATTGGCCGTGCAATTAACGTCACGCTTTTATTGCGGCCAGTTTCACCACCAAAATGGTGTATAGCTGCGTACTTTTCGCCTAAGCCATGCTCAAGCGTATTCCCATTTACATTGTGCGTAACAGAGCCTGCAAGGTTGCGCTCATCAGTTAACGTTAAACCGCCACGGTCTTTTGCTGCTTGTGATTGCTCCCACTTGCGGCCTTCGGGTGTTACTTCGCGTAAAAATCGGGTGGTGACGTCCATGTCTAAAAATGCACCAATGTCGTCCAATACATCAGCTGGTTCACCGCTTGTATTTGCAATTTGGGTTAAGCGGGGCAGTGCATTACCCGTTATGTGTATAAATACACCCGCCATTAATAGCGTTCCCAATTAAATTGAGAGCCTGCAGGTTTTGTTCGCATCCCAGTTCTTACGCCTGCAGGCGCATCTTCCTTAATTTGGATCACACCTTTACTAACCTTATCAAGCATTGTCATTGCGTTACTTTTCAGGGTTTTAAGGTTTTCGTCAGCAATGTTAGGGGCAAGCTCACAGTGCATTAAATTGTTAGCAATGCCAGGCAAGACCGAGTTATTAATATCATCTTGGTTTAATGCAAATCGTGCTACGTAGCCCGCTATAATCGCATTTACATTTTTTTGTGCTTGCACATACCAGGCATTAATTTGCTCTTGCAACTCGCTGTAAGTCTCATTTAAAAGGGCGGCTTCTACATCATCACGCGTTACGCGCGTGCCTGCCTCGTTAAATTTATTCGACGCAAATTGCAACAGCGTATTAAGGCCAATTTTGTCTATAACTGCTTGTTCTGTCGTAAACATACGTACCTCAGTTAGTAAAAAAAGGCCCCGAGCAAGTCGGTACTGGGGCCTTTACACAGGGAACAATGATTTATTGGGCAGGTGTTAACACGTTGGTCAGCAAAATACCGCAGTCTTTGGCTAACACTATTTCTTTAACAGCTTCACCCACCATCACTTCTACACCACCGTTTAAACCTGCGGCTACATCACGGTTTGATGACACACGCGAGCCATAACGCGCAGTTAGCGCAAAGGTCATGCGTTTGTTTTGAAATGACGCCAATGGGTCGTGATACGTAAACGATAAGTTGTCAGCAAAAGCACGTTTAAGCACAACGTCTTTGCCTTTTTTCGCTGTATTTAAGCGAGCTTGGCCCACATTAATATGATCAATTTCGAGTTGCTCTTTAATCCAGCTCCAAGGTACTAAGCCCTTATCGCCACTGGTGCCGTTATACGCTTTAACAATGTTAGGGTGGGTACGTAACTTAGTAGACACTGTTTGAGACATATTCATCGCGTTAGGGCGCATTAATGGCTCGTCTAGCATTTCTAAAAAGAACGGTAGAATATCAAGCGTAGGGTCATCTAAAAACTTAAACCCTTGCGCCGATAAGCTTTCAGACTTACCAAAGTTAGCCGCCGTGTTATACAGCTCAGCAACACGCACTTCACGACCAAGTAAAACTAAGTCCGCAATGCTTTCAGCTGCATGCGTACGTGGGTTGTAGTTTGCTGGTGCATTAGTCTGATCATCATTTGGAATAACATCGGATAAACCATGGTCAACAACAGAGCTTTCTTTTTCTGTAACACTAAACTCAACTTGGTTCGGGCTAGACTTACGGCCAATTTTGGTATCTGGCAGTGTAAATTTGTCGCCTTTGTTGTATTCAGTCCATTGAAACGAACGCTTACCAACATATGAATACGGCGCTAAATTATCAGCAATTAGCTTTTTATTTGTATAAGCAATGGCTATGGCCGTTTGCTCAACGTCTGGTGTAAATGGCATACCATTACTCATGGCAAATCCTCACTTTATAAAGTTAAATTAACCCAGCGCTAAGCGGGAATAGTCGCAATTAACTGCGGGGCTAAAAATATGTCACCAATGGTGCCAGCGTCGCCTTCTTCCAACGCCCAGCCTGCAACATGTATTTGGGTTTCCCCTGAATAATCAGCTAAAACAAAGGCAATGGCTTTGCCGTCTGCGTCAGCAACAATTAAGTCACCCGCCGCAATATCACCACCAAATTCAACAGGGGCGCTTTGGGTCATGACCACATCAACACGTAAATGGTTGTCCGTGCCTTGCTCTGTTACACCTGCAAATACGGCGCTGGCATCTGTTGCACCAATCACCTGAAAATCTTCAAGCGCAGACACCGCAACTAATCGGTTAGCAGCAATCGTAGCCACTGCTACAAAGTTTCTAATAAATCCTGGTTGTGCCATGCTCTTAGGCCTTTTTAATGTGGTCTAACGCGGCGGTAATACTAATTTCTACGCCCTTGCTAGATTGTGATTGTTGAAATTCAAGCGCCTTCGCTGCCAATGCTTCTGCACTGTCGTCAGTTACTTCGCCGTCTTTATCGTCTTTATTAAACTCTTGGGTTAAACCTGTTTGCTCAGGCAGGCCTTTTAAAAAGCCTTCAAACCACGCAGTTGGTTTAAGCTCTTGGCTTTTACCGTCTGCGGCAGCAAACTCAAAGGTGGTGTCGCCGTCATCCAGCTTGGCCATAAACTCAGCCATGCCATCGGTATTGGTTAAACGCGGTGCAGTACCGCCATTTATTTCGGTGTTAATAAAGGTGTTAGCTGCTGCAACACGTTGCGCGTATTCAAGCTTTGCATTTTTAGCGTTGGCCGCATCAATTTGGTCTTGCAGCGCCTTTCTTTCTTCTTCATCCATTGCATTGTCCTCATGGGTGGGTGGGGTGGCATTGCTGTTGTTAATAGCGTCGCCTTTACTAAATTCGGCACCTTCACCCGTATTGGCTTTAGCACGTTCATGCTCAGCAATGATGGTTTCTTCTTTTAACCATTCACCTTCGTAATGTGGCACAACTTTGTCAGCCGCTTCACTGCCAAAACGGTCAGTTAAAAAGCTGCGCAAGTTGCTCATAAGGCGGGTAAGGGCGTTTGATGTATGCAGCGATATGTTGTCAATATCACCTGCAGCAAATTCTAGGGTAAGTGTGTCGGCGTCATCAGCTTGGCTAAACTGCCAGGCTAGGCCTTCAACTGCAGGGGCTTTACCGCCTAAATAACCAATGTGGGCAAGTTGGTAGCCATTAGCCACCTTTTCTAATTTAACTGAGCGGTTAGGGTAGCGCTTGCTTTGTACAGCCTGTGCAAATTCAGCACATACGTCTTCAGCTTTAGCAAACAACGACCCGTTTTCGGCTTTTAATTCACTGGCCCAGCCCCATGCAGGGTCGTCCATTTTTGGGTGGCCAATAACCAGTGGTGCGCTCTTCGGTTTAAAGTTGGTTACAACGCTGCTTAAATCAGCGACGCTAAATGTGTGTTCAACGCCTTTAGAGTCGGTTTGGGTACCTGCTCTAAAAACTTCAAACCAATCAAATTGGGTGTTTTTGTTTGCCATGTTCCAAGTGCCAATAAACTAACTAAGTGGCACCCAGTGTAGGGGGACAGTGATTATTGAACCGCTGGAAAAGACTTTACAGATAAGTAAGGGTTTAGCCTAATCATCAATACAATCCGCCCTAAGGATTGCATACATTTTATTGGTGTATTCACAGACTTCATGGTAGTTAGATACACCATTGAAACAAATAAGTGCATATAATATGTCATAGTATTGGTCAAGTTGACTAGAGAAATGTGATTCCTGCTCAATAGAGGTTGTATATGATATTCCACTGAAATCCAATAGATATATGAAAGGCTCTACAAAAATGTGTATTTCTAAAGGTTCAAGGTCATCACGCTCGTTTTGGAATATTATATCATGATATTGGTTTGAGTGATTTTGAAAGGACTGTTCTATTGGCAGCAGCTCAATAAAGTAATGTTCAATAAAATCTAGATTTAACTCAGCATTTAAGTTATTTATCGACGAATGTATAAATAACTTTTTATATAAAACCTCAGGCTTCAGAACAAGAACCCCTTTTGAGTAACGCTGCCTTATAGCTTCGCAATGATCACAAAAATATTTGTAATGATTAAAAAAATTATTAGCCGTGTTGTTCTGTTCAACCAATCGATTACTTTTCGCTTTTTGCTTTGATGAATGAAATCGATTAATCATCACTGCAAGCGTGAGTGGAACAGTTAATAACGCAACAGGGAAAGCATAGTAACTTACAAACCCAGCTAATGACTCAGCACTAATATGCGGGTTGTAAAGTCCTTTTGTCATTAATTCACTGGTCAGCCTCCAAAAAATCCAAGCTATAAATACCAGCGGTGATAACACAACTAGCCAGAATAACTTGTTCTCATGCAGAGCTTTATCATCTTGAACTTTAAACCAATTTCGAACTAGCCATTTTAAAACTTTTTTAACCATTTCCACATCAGTTCCCTTGAACTTTATTTGTGAAGTACTATATTCAAAAAATACAAAATCACCAAGGACTGGTTATGATCAATCAACAACTTCTTCTCAGACGTTTCAACACAGGGCTATACATCTTTATAGGCATAATGCTTGTTTTCTTTATTGCAGCACAAATTTACCTTACTACACCCCATCACTTTCCCAGTTACGAACCAGACACACCTGGTGAAGCTGATCCAAACATGTATGAATCTTTAACGCTAAGGCTCAATAACACCCCAAGTCCTGAATTTTTAGCAAGTCTACAATTAGCAAACCAAGATCAAATAATCACCGAAACTGAGTTTATTGCAGTCGCAAGGCAGGTGTTAAGTAAAGGTAGGCATTTAACTATACCCAACCCATTAGTTGATACACCAAAACAGAGCAAAGCCAATTTTCAAAAAGCCTTGTCTCAGCATAAAATGGCGCAGCTAGACTAAACTCAACCCTAAATACAGTTCAAACCATGTTTAAACTGTGTTTAAATTTAACTGTGCGTGTTTAAACGGTTTTAATGCAAGGCAATGTAGCCACAAAAATTAATAGAGTATTTAAAATAGCTTACAGGCGTTAATAAGTTTTAGCGTTTACAAAGAGCAACGGGTAAAAACAGAGCGCTTATAAACCTTTACATATAAAAACGGGGTAGTTAATTTAACCAGTAGGATTAAAAACAAAAAAGGAAACCTAAGTATGGAAAGCATATTCCCTGAGTCAAACAAAACAAAACCTAGTGAACGTACTCCACAAGGTATGATCAAATACCATCGATTACAAAAGTGGTGGTTAGAAAAATTAACTGCATCAGAGCGTCAACGCATACGTAATCAATATTCACCTATGAGTGGCAGCAATATTGATAAAGGCAATTACACTCATTCATCAAGCAGCACAGTGAAGTTTTTAAAAGAAGTGGGAGGGTGGTTTATAGCCAAAGAAGGAGATAGGCCATTAGCCCTAAAAATACTTAAAGAAGCTGAGTCCAATATTCACTTATCAACCTCAGTAGTAGACCAGCATTTTTTATATGGCCGAATGATGGAGCTGTACTACAAAGGCAGAGAAGAAGAAGGTTACTACGAGTTAGCAAAACAGTATGCGTTAAAACAAATTGATATTGCTGCTGCCACAGTAAAACAAATGGAACGTGATCACTTAAGCTTTATTGCTATTAGCTCTAAAAAATATAAATCAATGCAGCACTTAACAATCGAAAACACGCCATTCCACATCCCTAGCCATACGGGTTATTCACAACTTGCCATGATCTACAAAAATGAAAAGAATTGGGATGATGTCATTGCTTTATGCGAACAAGCGATAAATGAAGGGTGGTGTGGTGATTGGGAAGAACACGTTGATGAAGCATTGAGGCAGAAGCTTAAACAAAAAGCCCCTAACTAGGGGCTTTTTCATTTCTGGCCTGAATCGGCTTTGGCTGCAATATCACTGGGAACTGTGCAATAACTTTAGTTCCTTTCCTACCCGAAGTACGCTTAATCGGCTGCTTGTACTCTTTCGCAATGCTATCCATAACATAGTAACCAAGGCCAAAATTCACGGAGCGAGTAAGTATTGATAAGCCTTTGCCATTATCTATTACTTGCAACATTAATTTGTTACCCACTTTATTTAGGTGCACAGTGATCTTAGTTGCACTAGCATGTTTAAATACGTTCTCAACAGCATGATATAACACCGCGTAAATATCACATTGCAACTGTTTAGTAAGAGCCTCTTTTCCTATCGTTACATTAAATTCAGGCTCAATTCCATCTCTAGATAAACATTTAACGTGCAGCATATCAATTGCTGTAGCCAAGTCGTTATGGCCAAGGCTAGCATGACTATTTGCAATAGGGTTTAAAATGTCATGTGCTTTTTTTAGTTTAACTAACCCTTCACACACCATAGTTTCATTCCCACCACATAAATCAATGCCGTTTGCTAAGTTAATAGCAGCAACACTTAAGCCTTCACGTTGTAATTGTGTTTGGTGTGATTTAAATACACGATGGAAGCTCTGCAGCCAAAAGAAAACAAAGCCTGCAGCACATATAATCAAACCTACTGCTACAAAAGCATAAAACCACATCGCACTATTAGAACTATACCAAGGGCCTTTAACAGCAAAATGAAACGATAATGGCTTACTCCAAACAGCTCCATCCACTTTACTTCTATACTCAAGTTTATAATTATCAGGATTGAGTTTATTCAATTGAATTAATGGGGTAGGGATATCATGCCATTGACTGTTATTTAAACGGTATTGGTAGTTGATATGATTGCTCAATGTATAATTATAGTTAGTCAAAGCAATATCAAGCCAGCCTGAGTTATTAACTTTCAATGTTTCAGGGTTGAGGTAAGTTTTCTCACTTGTTTTAATATAACTAATTTTACCGTTTGGCACTTGCCCCTGTTTATTTCGTTCGACCTTAATTACGCCTCGGTTACTGGCAGCTGTAATTTTATCACTGATACCTAAAATGCTGTTTGGTGTAAATGAATACTGCCCAGTGCCACTTAACAGTGTTGTATAACTATCATTAGAGCTGTATTTGTGAATCCCATGATTTGTAGATAAGTAAAGTTCTTGGCTTAATGAATGCAATTCATTTATGTATAAAGGGCTAACAATAGATTCCCATTTATTGTTAACTTTTCGGAACAAGCCATTGCCGTATGTTGCTGCATATAAAGTATTTCCGAGCAATTGAACATCAGCAATTGGAGCATGTTTTTCTAGTTCTAAAGTCGCTTCATTTCGCTGATTAAACGATACTAGTCCTTTTTCGTTAGCCACATAAAGAGTACCTAGGAGTTTTTTGACTGACCATACAATATTATTTGGTAGAAATTTATTAATATGCCCAGAGTCTAATTGCTCTAAGTCTAAATTAAATATTTGAACACCATCATCATTAGTAGACAAATATAAACGTTGATCAATTATGTTTAGATTTATGACATAGCCAGAATAAAACTGTTCAACTTCATTGTTCCTCAAATCGATTGCATATGCCCCCAGATTTGTTGTGATATAGACTTTGTTACCAGTTTGATTAATAGCTGTAATAGAAAAATTATGTTCAGAAATTTTTTTATTCAAATCGGTTAAAGGCTCGTAATCACCATTTTCATATTTATAAAGGCCATCATCTGTCCCTAACCATGTTGTATCGTTGACAGGAGCTATAACATTGTAAATAGACTCTATTTCAAGACGATCTAATTTTACTTTCGAAGAAACAACTTCAAAACGACTAACATCCAATGTCCAAAGGTTTTGCTCATCATCAACAAATAGATCTTTATAGGCTTGCGGTCTAGGATTAATACCTTTTCTTAAAACTGAAAGCTGAGTAATTTCAGCTTGGTTTATAGAACCATGGTCAACATAATATAAGAAGTAAGGAGGCGAGAAACGTAAATGCTTAGCACTGGTAATATCCTCATTTATTATTTTCAGATCATTTAAATAAGAGTATGAAACCATTTTATTATTTAAGAAGTAAATAACACCGTATGGCGTTGCAACCAACTCACCCTTACTAACATTAGAGTTATCAATTAAACGTGAACTTCCTTCATTAATAACATAAACCCCATCGTTGGCCATTACATAACCATGGTTTGCAGAAGCTGAAACATCAAACATTTTAAGTTTCTTACTCAATGGTTTAGTTGTTTCTAACGTATCAAGGTTTAATAGTGTTAGCTCTTCTTTGCCCAACATAAACAAATGCGTATTACTAACAGATAATTTTGTAGCGGCGATATCGCTTAATTGCGTTGCTTTAAGTAATTTCAAATCGAACTTCCAAACATCTTGGTCATTATATGCAATATATAAATAGCCAGGAGATTGAAATATTACATCATTTGTCCAGCGTCTAGGTAGTGATGAGATAGTCGATAGATTTAGATAATGGTTTCCATCAAAACGATAAACGCCATCATGAGAAGAGAAATATATGTTCTTATTATTATCTTGAGCTGCTGCATTCAAATGCTGCATGTTAAACGCAAAACAATTAAAAGTACTCAAAAAAATACAGAGCAAAAATAGTAACTTATTCATATGGCGTCCATCCTATATTTAACCAACAGGTGTTGGTTTTACACTTTTCCTAGTGAATTAATTGCTGACCTGTTGGAACGTGATCTCGAGATCCGCATACCCCCATAATCATGGGCTCAGGAGCGTGATCACCTTCGCCCGTTAACATTTGCACCCTGTTATTTAACATTTTTTTATCACCTTTTGATATAGTACTTTTATACCAATTTTCGGTACCTTCAGGTGGAGGGGTAATAACTAGAAATGTTGGTTTACGTGGATCATTCTCTGATGTTTTAGTATTCCATGTATCTAATACTCGCTGCCCTGCGGCTGGACCGTAAATATTAGAAAATGCATTGGCGAGCAAATATGCACCAGCTTCGCTTGTTACAATCATGGCAGTTTTTGCAAAGTCACTTCCACAATCAAAGCTCATATCTACATTTAATGTTGAGTTATCTGGAAGGAGGATATCCGCATTCATATACTGAATGACAGCACGATCTTTAAGTGGCTCTAATGCACTTACAGTAGAGGTCGAAAGTGCTAAACACGTTAAGCACAACGTTAATGATTTTTTTAACATAGTAAATTTCCATTCTTTAGGCCATATACAACGCACCCTCTGCAATAGTTTTAACAAATACTTCATTCATATTATGCTCAAAAGCTTTTCGAATAAGCATCGGTCTTAACTTCTTGCAAATTTTAAGTTCACGTTCTGCAGGCAAGTTTTTAGTAAAAAGTAACTCCTCTAAAACTTTATCAACCAATGCATTTGCTGCCAATAAATCATCAACAACGAGTGTAGGTTGACTATCTTTCGAGGATACGTGATCGATTACAGCAGAATTAACAACATTTAAAGCAAATACTTTATCTAAAGAGATCCCCCGTTTTATACAAGTACTAACAATAGCACTATACGGAAGAGTGTTCTTTTTTCTCGCAGTAGATACACCTGAGTGAGATAAACCCAATTCAAGTGAAAGTGCTCTATCACTTTTAACTTCAAGTATTTCACTTAAACGTTCAAAAACGCTGAAATCAATATCAACAATAGTAGTGTCAAACATATCGGTCAGTCAATGCCTTTTTTATATTACATTTATTTTGGATAATTAAGTTGACGTCCTATTAATTTGTCACTAAAGTAAAAAACGTACTTATGACATATAAATTAGACACAACAATTTTACATAGGATTAATTTAGCATGACTTCCAAAAAAATGACATTTGCAGAAATCAAGAAAACCCTTAAAGAACGCGACGTAACGTTTACTGATATAGCTAAAGCATTGGAATTAACGCCATCACATGTACGTAATGTAGCTTTTGGTTCTGCCAAATCAAAACCAGTTGCGGAAGCAATATCACTTTCTATAGGCGTAACATTAGAATCCGCCTTTGGTGATGAATACTTAACTACCTCAAAGCGCGGACCTAAAGACCGTACAGAGCGTAAGCAAGCTATTTACACTGCGTTACGAAATCAACAACCAGTTCCCGCACCACAAAGCATGGCGTAATGACGTTAGTTATAACAGGTTAATTAGCAGGGAATATTTACTATGAACTATTCAAATCAAATAAAAAGTCTATTGCATGATGATGTACCTCCAGAGTGCGACGTGTACCATAAGTTTTGTCAAACGGTAAATGTGTGTATGCGCAAAAGCGGTTTTTCTCGCGCACAACTGGCAGACCGAATGAACTACGCTGCCACAGATAATAGTGATGTTGATCAAGTAAAATTAAACAAATGGTTTGCACCCAGCCAACCGCAACAAATGCCAATTCATTTATTGCCAGCACTATGTTGGGCACTTCAAACAATTGAGCCAGCCTCTACTTTGTTAGCTCCTTTATTATTTTTGCCCGTAGATAAACGAGCGCAAATGCTACAAAAACATGCTGAGCTTGAAATGGAAATTGAAGCAAAAAGACAAAGCCAGCAATCTATTTTAAGTCAGCTAACTGTTAGCGACCCACAAGATTCTCAATTCCAAGTCTCTGATTTTCTAACTGAATAAATAAGGCCAAAACAATGACTATCAAAGACCAAGAACCGTCTGAAATTCAGGTTTTTAGTGCCGAAGAGCAACAGCAGCTTAGTGCCAAAATCGAAAAGATGGCAGGGCACATACAACTTGTAATGCCAGATTCTGTTGACGAAGCATGGCAACTGGTTGTGCGTATGGAAGAGCAGGCGCTTGTAGATACCGCAAAACGCGGGCTGCTTTACTTAAGTATTAAATCACATCTTCAATACGGCGAATTCGATAAAAAGCTAAATGAATTTGGCATTCCTCGCCGTAATGCATTTAACGCAATGGCAGTATCTAAAATGTTTTTAGCGCTGCCAGATTCAAAAGTGCAGACGTCTGCACTTTTAAACATGAACAAAAGCAAGTTAATTGAAATGGCGCGTTTACCAGTTGAAACCGTTGAATCGTTAGATGACGACGACCTAGACACACTCAATGACTTATCAGTGCGTGAGTTCCGTAAAGAAATCCGCAAACTAAAAGACAAGCACATCGAGCTTGAAGACCAAACGGCCACGCTTATAAACGCCCTAGAGACCGAACGCTTAACTAAAGCCCCTAAGCAAATGTACGAGCTGCCCATGCTGGTTGCACAGGTTCGCCGTGAGTCGTTTGCTCATAACGCGGTTATTAACCAATCCCTTGAGCAGTTTATTGCCATGACCGAGCAGCTCTGTAACACACGCGACCTTGACCTAAACCACCGCATAGGCGCAGCGCAAACAACGTGGCATTTATGGCTAGGCGTACAGCAACGCATTACCCACATGCTCAATCGTTTAAGTGGCGAGTTTGGCCCCGAGCATTTAGCCGGCGCTGAGTGCATACCGCAATTTGCCGAAGACGAATGGCAAGACGCCCAAGCCAACCGTGAATACATGCTAGCCATGTTCAACGACCGTTTTAGCACTAATTCTAATAAAAAGTAGGAGAGAGCAATGCATCCTGCAGTTCAAAAATACAATAAGTTACCAAGCACAGGTAACGAGCTAAGTTGGCAAAATGCCAGCGAAACAGCCCGTAAAAAAGCCCAGAGTAAGGCCGTGTTAGTACGCCATTTACTGATTCAAGAATGTGGCTTACAAAAAGCGTTTGATGTGCTGGTAAAAGCATACCGTGCAAATACGGCGCTGGGCACAATAACAACGGCTATTGATGCGTTAGGTAAGTTACCAGGGCGCGCAACTATTTATAACTGGTGCAATGCCTATAAAGACAACGGTATTAATGGCCTATTACCTAACCACAAAGGTAAAACACAAACTAAGTATAGCTGGCTTGCACGTAGCCTTGAGCTTTACCACAGCCCAAACAGCCCCAGTTTTGCGCAAGTGGCAGATCAGCTAAACAAAGAAGGCTACAAGGCAGAGCATCATCAAGTACGCCGTTTTATAAATGCACTCCCGCATGAGCTAGGCCCACAAAGCCCGTATCGCATGGGTGCAAAACTGTACCGTGAAAAACATAAAGATCATTTGCTGCGCTCAACCGACAACTTAAAGCCTGGCGTTATGTATAACGGCGATGGCCACACGCTCGACGTATACCTGGCTCACCCAAAAACGGGTAAGCCTTACCGCGCCGAGCTAACCGCGTTTCAAGATGTTGCAAGCCGCTGCATTGTAGGCTGGGAATTAGGCTACGCCGAAAGCACACTCGACACCCTAGCAGCCATAAGCCGCGCTATTAAAGTGCATAACAATGTGCCCGCCATGTTTTACCTAGATAACGGTTCAGGCTACAAAAACAAACTCATGAACGACGACACCACCGGCTTTTATGCGCAGTTTGAAATAGACGTTATTTTTGCCATACCAGGTAATGCACGGGTTAAGTGGATAGAGCGGTTCTTTTTACACATGGAAGACCGCGTTGGTAAACGCTTTAGCACGTATTGCGGGCGCGACCATGACGATCGCCACAAACAGCTAGTACTTAAAGAAGCCAAGCAAGGCAAAAAAGCGTTACCCACAGTAGACGAGTGGATAGCCGAATTTAAAGCCTTTTTAAACGATTATCACAATAGCGCACACCCAGAGGTTAAGGGCAAAACCCGCCAACAAGTATGGGACGAAAACATAGAGCGCGTACCACCAGTCGAGGGTGATTTTGTCATGTTACCGCGCGAAACCGTCAACATTCGCCGTGGCCGCTTTCGCTTGCATCAACGTGACTACAGTGCCGACTTTTTACACCAGTACAACGGCCAAGAACTCATTGCCGCCTACGACCTACACGACGACAGCTACACCAAGCTTTATAAGCTAAACGGGGAGTTTTTAATGTTCGCTAACTTAAAAGCTAAATCGCATGCCGTGCCATCGTCGCGTATTGAGCAAGCCGAAAGTGCGCGCCGCACTGGTCGCTTAAAACGCATTGACACCAAGCGCCGCGAAATTCAAGCCCAAGAAAATGACGAACGCATAGTTGATCTTGATTCAATCACTAAGTTTGCAGCCCCGATCACGGCAATAGCCGAACAAAAAAGCACAGTAAATATTTTTGATTTTGATGTATCGCCAGCACGGCCACAGCACGAAATCGACCTAGACGAATTATTAGACCAACCCAAATTACGTAAGGAACAAACCTATGAGCTATAGCCAACCACACCCATACACATCCGAGCAAACCCTGCGTGTTGAGCTGATTAACCAAGAGCTTAGTACCACAGGCATGACCGCCGAGGAGCTAAACTGTGGCTTTGCATTGCAGTCAGTTAAAGAGGTACTGGCAAACAAATGTACCATCAACCCTGAAAAGGTCATTGCCAAAATGTGGCATCAGTTATTTGGTGAAGCAGCCATCACTGAGGTTGAAAAGCGCAACGGCTTTAATAAGTCATACAATAGGGCTGATCGCGAGCTAGCAGCGCGTATTTGCCTGCGCCTGCAATCACCACAAATACGCGAGCAAAACATTACTAGCGCCAGTATTGCGGTAAGTATGGGTAAAAGCCCTGCATCTATCAGCCAATTAATTAATGGTAAGTACAACGCCAAACCCACTAAACACTTGCATGACATTTGGGCACTTATTCGCCCTGCAGACATTGACCAAGGCAAGCCAAGTGACGAATGTAAGCAAATAAATATTGTGTACGGCGATGTGCGTTTTATTCCTACCAGCACATCAAAACTTATTGCCATGGCATGTGACCAAGCGCGCCAGCGTAAGCGCTTTACGGTGTTTGCAGGCCAAGCGGGCTTAGGCAAAACCAAGGGTATAACCGAGTATTGCCGCCATAACAAAGAGGCTATTTTAATTGCAGGTAGTGAGCAAACCAGCAGCACCCAAGTACTTGAGCAATTAACCACAGCACTGGGCTTATCGCGTTGTACGAGTGCCTATAAAAACATGCAAAAAATTATATTGGCGCTGCGCGACACAGACCGCTTCATTATTTTAGACGAAGCCGACAAGTGCAAACCAAACTCACTCGATCCACTGCGTACTATTAGCGACCAAGCCATTGTAGGTGTAACGCTGGTTGGCAATATTCAACTCGTAGACAAACTGCAAACCCAAGAACGCTACGAACTCATAGCAAGCCGCGTGTGCTTTTGGCCTAAACCTATCGGCCAAATAACGGTTGAAGACATTCGCACCCTGTTTTTAGAGCTAACCGAAGGCACAGTAAAACTCGCCCAAGACGATGCAAAGTGGTGGCAATGGCTGCACAAACGCGTTGAGGGTAACGCACGCGAGCTGGTTGAAAACCTACTCCCGCATTTGCTTAACCACACAAATAAAAACCCAGACACCGCCGTAGACAAGCTGTTAGTCAATGGCATTTTTTCATCAGTACTTAATAAACCAGCGGTTTAAACGCTGTTTAAACACATTTTAAATAAGGATTTAATCATGGCATTTTCAATTAATTTAAACACCCAGCGCTTTACCGCACGTTTAGCAATAAACGACACCATAAGCACACAACACATGCTGGCTGTACTTGCCGATAAAGAAGGTTCAGGCGAGTTTATCGACAGCTGCAACGGTAATATCAAAGCCGCATTTTCAATGCTAATAGCTGAAAAGCTGTTTACCATTCAGCACGTTTTAGGCGTTAAATCGGCTGAGCAATTGGCTATTCGCTTTAATAACTTACACCCAAAACTAGCGCGTGTTTATACACAAGGCGTTAGCGATTGGGGTATTAAAGTCATCAATTTACAACCCGCCATTGCGTTTGAGTTTATACCCATGGAGCAAAGCGCATGAGCAACTTAATTCAACAAATCAAAATTGCACAAAAGGCGGCGGGTATTGAGCAAGACACTCACCAACTTAATGTGGCCTACGTTAGCAACCAGCGCACCAACACTTGCACGGGGTTAACCAAGCTTGAGCAACAGCAGCTGCTAACGCGTTACCGCTCAATGAACCCAAACGCAGGTAAAAAGCAGTTACCGCCACAGCTAAAAATGATTTACAGCCTGTGGGGGCAATTAAGCCGTGCAGGCGCAGTAAACATTGACTCAAAACAAGCTTGCGACACGTTTTGTGAAAAGCACTTACAAGGTAAAAAGCTAAGCCAAAGCGCCCAGCAATGGCCGCACATTATCGAAGTACTTAAACAGTGGCTTATACGCCATAAAACAAAGCAGGGGGCGTAAATGGCAAATTACGAAGAGTATCAAAACTTTACCATTAACCCGCGTAAGCCAGCTTATACCGAGGAAGTACGCTATCGCCCAGTTAAAGCAGCAGAACGCGAAAAGTGCCGCATTCGCCGTGACGTAGAGGCATACCAAGAGCAGCGCCGACTAGACAGCGAAAACGGCTTAGATTATTTATTTGAGGAGCAATCATGAGCGAATCAACCATAGATTTACGGGCATTACCCCATGGCCTGCGCCGCATAGTTAAGCACTTAGGGGTTGAAAAAACCATTGCGGTACTCACCGAGCAACAAGGGCAGATGTTTTATATCCCTGAAAAGCCAACCGAGGATCACGAAGTAGTAAAGGTATTTGGCAAAGCCCTAGTGCAAGAGCTTATAAACGCCAATGTAGGATCAAGCTACCAAATACCCATGCTACACAAAGTGCTTATGCAAATTCGTAATCAACAAATTTGCCAAGCCCTGGACGCTAAAAGCAGCAACATTCAGCAGCTGGTTAAACAATTTAAGATCACCCGTCAGCAAGTAAGCAGTATTTACAGTGCATACCAAGACGAACAGGCGCACGAAACACAATTAAATTTAAGTTTGTAGGGGGCAATATGGAGCTTTTAAAAGACATTAAAGCTGAATGCCAGGCATTTTTTAAAGCCGCATCACTTAGAAACAAAGCAGTTATTAATTACCAATGCCCAGCATGCCAGCACACGTTAAAAACGTTACGCCCTCCAGAGGGTGAGATATATAACGATCACACTGTGTGCATTCATTGCTGGTTTGAATTTATCCGCATTACCGATGGTGTTGAGGTAAGAATTCAAACCATCCCCAAGCATGCAAAGTAATAACTTTGTACTGCTCACTGCATTGCAACTTAGCGGCGGCAAAAAGCCAAAGCGATGGCAGTACGAATACGGTCTAAATCTATTGGCCCGTTACATCAACCAACGAAAAGTTATGGGGTTAGATGTAGCGGGTTTGATGGATGAGTATAGGGAGGCATATAAAGTCTTGATAAGTTATAGGAGTTGACATAGTTTGTATTAAATTAAAAAGGAACTTCATATGCAAGACTACGCAACTCAGATAAATGATTTATTCAACGATGACTCATACCCACCCATGATTATATTTACTGGTAAATGGGGCATTGGTAAAACTTACTATGTTGAAAATTTTTTGACTACTGAACTCAAAAATAAATTCGAATATAAAATCACATATCTATCGGTACTAGGTATTACATCACTAGATGACTTTAAAGATTTATTAATAGCAAAAAGATATTTAGAAGAAAAGCATGATGCAAAAGCGGTAACCCATCTAACACATTTACTTGCTACAGCAGAGAAAGTGACTGGTGGCTCTAGTATCATTAGTAACGTTATTAAAGGCTCTGCAGGTGCTGTAAAACACTATATGCTAAAAAATATTTCTGATGAATTATTTATTATTGATGATATTGAGCGTATCGAATGCTCTTCTTTAAAAAAGCATATTATTGGAGAATGTTTAACACTTACACAAAGCAAAAATAAATTTATATTCGTTACTGATGAACAAGAACTCGACCTTAAAAAATCCTTTACTGAAAAAACATTCTCTGAAACCATAATTTATGATCCTAGTAGCACTGATTTATACCTTATTCTAAAGTCAAAATTAAACAAATTAATCAATTCACAAGCTGATATAGAAACGTTTATAAATATGTACAATCTTTATAACTTACGCATTCTAAATCGAACATTAAAGAGACTTGATAAACTTTTAGAATACTTGAGTGACAAGAATAATGAGGTGAACTTAGATTTGGTAAAAACAATGCTTCTGAGAGATGGTTTGTTGATTTCTAAAAAGTATTACATCGACAATATGAAAATACCTGAAATGCTTGATATTACCGATGAAAAGGAGAAATTAAATTTACGTTTAAGGCAATCCCTTCAATTGAATGAGAACTTTGTTAAATTTATTGTAGGTAAAAATATAGAGCTAACTGATGTTTTGAATTTACATGAACTTCCAAAGCATAATTCACCGCTTGATAGCTTACTATATAATAACATATCAAGATTAAGTGCTGACGAGTTCAGCAAAGGTTTAAGGGAAATTGAAAAGTACATTTTACTTACACATTCAGTTGAAGTTAGTAAGTTTTTCCAATGCTTATATTACTATGATTATCTTGTAAAAAATATGTACATACCTGAGAACGATAAAATTACATTCGAGAAAGCAAAATCGTTAGCTGATAAAAAACAATTTTATTCATCTCGCGGTTACGTGAACTTAAATATTGCAGATAGTCCATATGCAGAAATAGCAGAACGATATTTAAAAGATATACAAAAAAAACAAGTTAAGAGTGAATATGACGAGTTATTCAAATCATTAAAGTCCTCTTTTCAAGAATCACAACTTTATGATAATGCCAATTATCAAATGACACCAATCCTGCAAGAGTTGAATATCGAGCAATGGGAGGAATGCATCAAAAATTGGAACCATAGCGATATAGAGTTTTTTTGTGAATACCTTTATCAAAGGTATAAGTTTGTCAGCGCTGATTCTTACCTTTCCAACGAAAGTGATATTTTGAATGAACTGTATGTATTTGTTTCAGAGTATGGTGAAGGAAAGACTCCATCACTAACTAAAGGTGCTTTACGCTCATTAGGAAAAACAATCCAAAACTCATTGAAAGCACTAAAAAAGTAATCTCTTTATTTATGGCTTGCAGCGTCAAGCCTTTTTATTCTAAGCTAATAGACAGCCTCTCTCACCCAGCCGCAAACAACTTTACAGCGGAATCCCCCCCTCTAAATTGATTTACTACCAGCATGACAAATACAGTGCATGCGCCATTTATTGAGTTTTTAGCTCAACAAATTATTAAGGCCAGTTCTAAAGCCGAGCAAATTGCAATATCTCGCCGTTGCCCGTTAAAAGACCTGCCCGCATTGCGTACCTGCGTTAAAGCGCTGCTAAACCCAGCTAATAACAAACCTGTGCGCAGTACCCGCTTACCTGCCTGTTACGTCCTAACAAAACAACGTTTAACCACAATGAGGACTCAGCAGCATGGCGCTTAAAAGAAAAGTGGTGGTACCAACTGCCCCAAGCTTTACATTTCAAGAATTAGTACCAAAAGCCACGTTTGAACTATTTAAAAATTCGCCCTTATTTTTAATCAACCTATTTGATGAACGCGCATTGCGTATGCTGCAAAAGCTACGCGACACGTTTGGCCCATGCACTGTAAATAGCTGGTACTGGGGCGGCGCTAATCAATACCGTGGCTATCGCCCACTTGATTGTAATGTTGGCGCAAAACGCAGCCAGCATAAGCTAGGTAAAGCGTTTGATTGCAGCTTTGAAAATTACACCGCTCAGCAAGTACGTGATTACGTATTAGCCCACCCGCAAGAATTCCCCTACATCACCGCCATTGAAGGGCAAGTGAATTGGTTTCACTTTGATGTACGCACGCCTACATGGACGGGCATTAAAGTATTTAACCCGTAAGGACCACCCATGAATCAAGAACAAGAAAACTTATTATTTCAAGCCATAGGTGAAATACAGGGCAGTCAGGCGGCTATTTTAAATGACTTAAAAGACATTAAAGCCGACATTCATCAAAGCATCGAAAAGAGCGAAGCGCGTCAAAAAGAAATAACCGACGGCTTAAGGCTTGAAATTAAAGCGAGTGAAAAACGCCAAACTTCAGCAGTTGAAAAACAAGAACTCCGCTTAGCTAAAGTTGAAGAAAAACTGACTAACCAACGCATTAAAGTGGCTGCTATGGGCGGTACAGCAGGTTTAGCCGTGTCGCTAGTTGCGTATGCTGTAAAAAATGGGTTGATGAACTAATGGCGCACCCTGCAGAAAAGAAAAACGCTGTACGCCACAGCTATGTAAACGAGCTGCTAGCGTTAAGTGTTGCCGCCATTAAACACAGCGTGGCCGACGGCACAGCACGCCGCTGGAAAATGGAAGCCAAAGACAACGGCGACGATTGGGATCTATCCCGTGCAGCAAGCCGCCGTAGCGAAGGCACAGCAGGGGAGTTTACCACCGACTTTATTGAAGAGTTCACCATTCAAGTAAACGAAACCTTTGAGCTGTTAAAATCAGCCGAGGGCGCAGCGTTGCCACTTGACCAGCGTACCAAAATACTGAGTTCTCTCACCGATATGATGAGCAAAGTAATGAAGGTATCAGGCGGTAATAAAAAGCTTGAAAAGCGCACCATTGCCGCTGAAGTAGTAAAAATTCTTGCTAAGTTTGTATCAACCAAATACCCCGAATTTGCCCCTGAGTTTGTTGAAATACTTACCGCGTTTGGTCCTAAACTCGATCAGGAGTTAGAAGACTAATGGCCGATATGAATTCACGCGAGTTTTTAGCTGAAATAGAGCAAATTACCGGCTCACTACGCCGCGATATAGAAGCCAAAGAGCGCAATATAGATCCAAGCCCCGCAGCGATTAAAGAACGCCGCAAACGCGTTCTTGGCGGCGACTTCGAGTTTTTTGTGTATACGTATTTCCCGCATCATATGTGGCTTGACGACGATCAAACAGCCTCAGAGTTCCAACGCTATTTTATGAACTGGTTCCCCGAAGCCCTCAAGCTTAAAAACGGTTGGAAAAACTGGTTTGTTGCCCCGCGTGGCGAGGGTAAAAGTACCCTAGGTGTAAAAATTGCCCCTGTGTATGTGGCGGTGTTAGCACTGTTACAAGACCCTGACGTATGCCAGGAACTGGGCTTACAGAAGATAAAACAATTTATCGATTTTGTGATCTTGTTTGGCGCTGAAACTAAAATGCCAACCAAAACATTAGAGGTCGTTAAAACTGAGCTGCTTAACAATAATAACCTCGCGTTAGACTTTCCCGAAGTATGCACTTCATCACCCGTGTGGAAGTTAGGCGAATTTGTAACAGCACAAGGCGTACGCTTTGAAAGCCGTGGGGCTGAGCAATCAGTACGCGGTACATTCCACGGTGCCAGCCGCCCTAAATTACTGCTATCGGATGACATTATTACCGATGCCGAGGCTAAATCACCCACAGAACGCGATAACCGTTGGCGCTTCCTAGAAGCCGCCGTGCAATACCTTGGCCCACCGGATGGCACCGTAAAATTCTTAGGTGTAAACACTGTTTTAAATAACGATGATCCAATAAGCCGAGCCGAAGAAGCACCAGGGCACATTGTTCATCGCTTTAAAGCCATTAAACAAATGCCTGAACGCATGGACTTATGGGAGCAATGCCGCGATCTAATGGTGCATGACGACAAACGCTTTGAAAAACGCGCCGCCGCCAAAGGCGAAGCCGTATCAACCGAGGCTAAACCGTCATTTAAGTTTTGGTTAAAAAACAAAAAGCAAATGCTTAAAGCCGCCAAAACCAGCTGGCCAAGTGTGCGCACGCTGTACGATTTAATGTGTATGTGGGCAGCTAATAAGCGCGAGTTTAACCGCGAAATGCAAGGCATAGCCAAAAGCGACGAAGAAGCCATATTTTATCAGTTTGATTTTTGGGTTGATCGCCTAAGCGATTGGGTGCCGTATGGTGCGTGTGACCCAAGCATGGGCAAAACCGAAAAAGCCGATCCCAGCGCAATATTAGTGGGTTTTCATTCTAAAGATTTACAAAAACTACACGTTGAATACGAAAGCCGCAAAGTACGTGGTACCAGCCGCTTGCTTAATGACTTAATACGCGCCCAAAAAGAATATAACTGCCGTGTGTGGGGGTTTGAAAATAATAACGCCTTTGATTTTATGCGCAGCCAGTTTATTAAAACAGGGTTAGAGCAAGGCATTGCACTGCCTTTACGTGGCGTTACCGCAACCATTTCAGCCGAGGAACGCATAGGATCACTTGAAACCTACGTAACCAATACCCCCGCACAAATTGCCTTTCATTCACGGTGTCGTTTACTGCTCGACGAGCTTGAAAACTGGCCAGAAAAACAAACAGCTCATCACTACGATTTAAGCTGTGCACTCGCTATTTTATGGATGATAGCCAGCACCGGTGCAGGCGGTATACCGCGTGTAAGTAGCCGCAAAGTCACTAAACAAATAAGGGGCTATCATGTATAGCAAGCCACGCATTAAATCTACAGCATACGCTGCGCTTAACCGTATGTTTGACCAAAACCGGATAGATCCAAACCTTACGTCGCTTATCACTGAGCTACCAAACCCTGATCCAATCCTGCGCCGCGCGGGTAAAAACACCGCTATTTATGAAGAAATAGCCCGCGATGCCCATGTAATTGGTGAATTACGCTCACTACGTAGCGGTTTATTTAGCTTTAATACCGAGCTTGTGCCAGGCGGTGACGATGCAGCTAGTTTAAAAAGCTATGAACTCGCCAGAGCGTTTTTTGCTAAAAAACCATGCCCACATACCGAATGGGCCGACATGGATTGGCACAACTATAGCGCTATTTTAAACGGGTTTAGTGTCACCCATTTAGGCAAGTACATTAAACAGGATGGTCATTGGCAACCTGACTATGTAGAGACCTGGCGCAACAGCCGCTTTGCATTTAATAGTGATCACGAACTGCTGGTAAAAACCAGCGAAAACCCACAAGGCGAGCTAGTCGATCAACGCCGTTGGTCGTGCGTTCGCCACATGCCAAGCGCCGAAAATCCCTATGGTATTGCATTATTAAGTAGCTGCTTTTGGCCATGGACGTTTAAGCACGGCGGCTTTAAGTTTTTTGTACAGCTGTGCGAGCGCTTTGGTATTCCGTTCCCTGTGGGTAAATATCCTGTTGGATCACAAGATAAAGACATCAATAATTTACTCGATGGCTTAGCTAAATTAGTGCAAGACGGCATTGCAGCCATACCTGATGATACGACAATTGAGATCATCGAAAGTAAACTCTCTGGTGAGCCAGTACCTGAGCGGCTCGTTAACTTTTGTAATGCAGAAATAAGTAAAGCACTAACAAGTCAAACCCTAGCAACGGAGCAAAAAAATGGCGGTGCACGCGCGGCCAGTGAAACCCATGCAAAACGTGCGGGCGATAATCAACGCTCAGACAGGGCGCTTGTCGCTTCTTTTCGTAATCAAGTTTTAAACGCGTTACACACAGTAAATTTTGATGGTGGCGAGCCGCCTAAATTCATCTTTAAAGACAAACGTGAGATCAACACAGACACCGTAACCCGTGTGCGTGAGTCTGCCCGCATTGTGCCTGTTGGTGTTGATTGGGCGTATACCGAACTCGGTATTCCTAAGCCTAAAGATGGCGAAGAACTGCTAGATGTACCCGACGAAGGCCACGGTATTGCCACTGCTGCAAAAACCGAGTTTGCCAAAAAATCAGCTGGTAGCGTCGAACTTACCGATGAGTTTGACCTGTTTGATCACGCAACAGACGACACCATTAAAAAGCTTTTTCATTTTGCTCAGGCCGCTAAAGACCTGGACGAACTTAAACAAAAAATCACCTCAGAATTTCCTGATATTTCAGACTCAGCACTGGCAAACGTTGCCCAAACGGCAATGGAGTATGAGTTTATGGCAGGCATGAACGAGGCTAATTCTAAAACTGTGGAGATAGACGATGAATAACGTTCCTGACGGATATTTAAAAGACGGCAAAGGCAATTTAGTGGCTATTGTAAACATCAAACAAACCGATTTGATCAAAGATGAGTTTGTTAAAAAAGCCATTGATAAAGCCGTTGAAATGCAACAAACACTGGCTGAATTTAAGCAAGATTTAATGGCCGAAGCAGACGATTTTATTGAGCTATTAGCCCAAGAGCATGGCGTTAACTTAGGCGGTAAAAAAGGCAATGTGACACTACGCACCTTTGACAGCCAATTAAAAGTAACCCTGCAAACCCAAGAACGTATTGAGTTAGGCCCTGAACTAGCGCTCGCTAAACAGTTAATAGATCAATGTCTGGACGAATGGACTGAGGGCGGTAATCAAAACATTAAAGCCATTGTAAGCAAAACGTTCAATACCGATAAGCAAGGATCACTTAATCCACAACGCATTTTAGCCCTGCGTAAACTCGAAATTTCAGACGATTCAGGCAAGTGGACTAAAGCCATGAATATTATTGCTGAGTCTGTTGGCGTGGTTGATTCTTGCCGTTTTATTCGCTTTTACAAGCAAGATGATAAAGGTATAGAGCAACCAATTTCACTCGATATTGCAAAGCTGTAGTGGGGCGCTTATGGCCATCACAAAAGAGCAATGGATAGAGCTAGAAAAACACTTAGCTGGTTACTTTGGCTCAGCCATTTTCAAATTCGGAGAGTTTGAAATAACCGTGACACGCGGACGTGTATCTGAGTCGAAAACCAGTTTAGTTGTGTATGTCGACGATGTAATTAAAGGCGATTGGTACTCTAAAGATAACGAACGCCCTGCGTGTATTCCTGATGTTTGGCGCAAACGAACCCGCGCCAAATACACAGCCAAATCAATTAAAGAAGCTGAAAAAGTGTGGGGTAAACGCCGTGCAAAAAAAGAAATGCCAGAGCTTTACGAAAAAACTGAATACCACACATGCGACTTTACAACCGCTAAAAGCCTCGTTCGTCAGTATAAAAAACTGGATGGTTTAGAGCTTATTAAAATTGGTGGTAAAACTTACAACAACTATATAAAGGTATAATTATGGAACCGGTAACAATAGCACTTGCGCTTGCAAAACTAACAGGTTTAGACACTAAAATAGGTAAGTGGATAGGGGGCGACAATGGCGCTAAAGTAGCGTCTAAAATCGTCGATATAACACAAACTTTAACAAATACGGCTTCGCCTGATGAGGCATTAAACAGCCTTAAAAGCTCAGAATCATTAAAAAATGAGTTAAGAACAACCCTCTTAAATCGTGAAAAAGAGCTTGATGATTTAGCGTTTAAAAACACCCAAAGCGCACGCAATATGCAGATAAAAGCGCTCAATCAAGATGATAAATTCTCTAAACGTTTCATCTATTATTATGCGTGGTTTTGGTCATTTTCTACGGTTATTTACATCGGATGCATTACATTTTTAACCATTCCAGAGACCGCAACACGTTTTGCAGACACCATTTTAGGCTTTATTTTAGGCACTGTAGTGGCCTCAATATTGAATTTTTTCTTCGGAAATAGCCGCGATAATTCGCGTAGAAACGAAATTCAAGACATTCAACAGTCGCTAAAAGAGCATTAATATGGCATTACCAGCTCCACAATATGGCGACCTTGTTAAATTTAAGGAAGCCATTTCTCATTTTAAAGACAAAATTAAGCTTACAAGTGAATCATATAAAGACTTACAGGGCTTAATTCATGCCAAAGCGTTTACTGTTGCAGGCGCAACACAACTAACAATTCTCAATGATTTTTATAAAGCCGTTGATGCTGCAATTAGTGACGGCGAGACAATATCGGACTTTAGAAAACGCTTTGACAAAATAGTTGATGATCATGGCTGGTCATACAATGGTAAACGAGGCTGGCGTTCAAAAGTCATTTATCAAAATAATAAAAACACCGCGCGAGCAGCTGGCCGTTGGCAACAACAAGAACGGATCAAACAGCGCAGGCCTTATTTATTATATTTAACTGCTGGCGATAGTCGCGTTAGACCTGAACATGGCAAGTGGAATTACATTTTATTACCAGTCGATCATCCGTTTTGGGATACGCATTATCCACCAAATGGTTATAACTGCAGGTGTAAGGTGGTATCACTTAATGCGCGAGATATTGCACGCATGGGTTTATCAGTTAGCAAACCTGAAAAAGTTAATAAATTTATGGAGTCATTCAAAGTTGTAGATTCATCAACAGGTGAAGAACTTAATAAATTGCCAGGCATAGATTTAGGCTGGGATTATAATCCGGGCAAAGCATGGTTAGGTGCAGATATAGCAGCAGGAAAATCAGTTATAAATTTATCAACGGACTTACAAAAATTAGCAATCCCACAATTTAACGAAGCCGTTTTGAAATCTCAGCAGTACTATATAAAGCAGGTAAATTTACACGCAGCAAAGTTAGCGCTTAAAAAATCCAGAGCTGATGGCCAGCAATTTACGCTAGGGCACTTGCCTGCAAATTTATTAAATGAATTGTCACGTAAAAACGCACCTATATATAGTAGCGCCGTTACAGTTGGCAGCACTCAAATTGAAAAACTTTTAGCGGGTCAACTTAGTCTTGAACAAATACATGATCTAATGAACGCAGTTCAAAAACCAAATACGTTTGCTTATATAGGCAACCAAATAAAATTATCATATCAAGGCTACATGGTCACAATTGAACTAGGACCACAGTTTAATACGATTATATTTGCCGAAAAGGTTTAAATAACCACGTTTTGAAGATTTAAAGAGCGTTTAAATGGTGTTTAAACTCCGTTTTAAGCATGTTAACGCTCAAAATATCCCGTTTAAAACGCCAAATAAGCAGGAATAAGTGGTTTTATGGCGTTTAAACTTGGTTTTAAGCACGTTAACAATCAAAAAATATCTAGTTTTAAACGTAAAATGAGCAGGAATAAGCGGGTTTTGGGTCATTTTGAACGGGTTTGTCTAAAAACAAGCGTAATTCAAAGTTAAGGATTTACACGCCAAAATCAGTACAAACCCAGTAACGGCGAGGGTTTCCGCAAGGCAAGGGCGAAAATATCCATATCTTTATTATTCTACAAACGAACAACCCCTTACAATGGGTCATCATCAGTAATATCCTGTAAATTCCTTTATTTAACATAATATAAATTATAGGGTATTAATAATTTGGTGATTACCTCCTGTAAACTAATGCATTATCTAGTGATATGTCCAATACTAGGCGGTATCGGACATTTAATGTATTTTAAATAACATCAACTCAATAGTTATAATATTAGTTGAACTAAAAATTATTTATTAGTTACTGTTATTATTCTAGACCATAAGTTCACACTTCTGTTTACTATAATCACTTAAATAGGACTGATTTATAATTAGTCCTATTTCATTAAAGTTACTTTATTAGCGTATCTTTCTTGAGGTTATCTATCGCTTAGCATAGTATTGAAAATACAATTTGAGCTGTACGTAATAAGAAGTAAACAATATGGAATTTGTGCGCCCGCTAGAACCAATCCTAATCATTGACGATGTTCAGGATATTCGTAACTACTTAAATCAAATTTTAACTGAACTAGGATTTGAAGATATCCTTGAAAGTAGAGATTTTGAATCAGCAAAATCAGTCATTGATGAAAAGTCCCCTAATGTTATTTTCCTCGACATTGAGCTTCCAGATACAGATGGTACACAAATACTTGAGTACCTAAATGATCATTATCCGCACACTCATGTTGTTATGTGCTCTGGCCACAATAGTCTCGAAAATGTACAAAATACGTGGGAACTTGGCGCAAAAGGTTTTATTGCAAAACCCTTCAACGCTAAAAAAGTAGATACGGTAATGAAACGTTTGGAACTAATTTAA